ATAGTCAGGGAACTGGATCTGTAAATAATATTTTAGATGTTTACCCGTGGTTACAAAGTTATCTTGGAGCTTATATGCTTGGGGGAGCTGGTACTTTCCAAATGAGGGTAGTTAGAGGATAATGGCAGGCCAACTCGATTCACTATTTAAAAATGTTGCAAAAAGTGTTGTTGCAACTTTAGGTGATTCTTTTAATCACACAATTACTTTTGTAAAAAAAGGAGTTCAAGAATATGATGTTGATAATGGTCAGCTTGTAAGTATAGACACTACATATTCAGATATTAAAGTTCCACTTGAATTTATACAATCTGAAGAAGAAGAGGGACAAGAAATTAGAAGAGCTAAACTCTACATAACTCCAGATTTAATTGGTGATAATCAAATTACATTTCAAGATAAGGTAAAACTTACATATGATGGACAGTTAAGAACTGCACAGATTTACGATATAGATACCAAGAAAGGAAATCAAGTTTATCTTTATACAATCTTGGTGCGATTCTAATGGCAAGAAAAAAAGATTTTTTAAAAAGCGATCCAGTTGCAGATATTGAAGCACAAATAAATGCTGATTTTAACGCTGTTATTAAAAAAACTCATAAAAGTTTATCGACTAAACAACATAGTCCTGTATGGACAGGATTTTTTGCATCTAGCTGGAAAGCACAGACTACGGGTGTAAAGGCAAAAGATGATATTAGAAAATTTAAACCGTGGGCGAATATTAAAAAGCAAAATTCATTTAGTCGTAATGGACGTTGGAACAGTAAAAGACCATCAAATCCAACAATTAGAATAAGGTATCCTGTTAATAGAACTTTTAATATTAAAAGACCTGTGTTTATTGGTAATAGAGCAAAACACGCTGCTTATGCTCTCGAAGGCGGTAAGATTCAAAACTTTATACAAGGACGTATGGCAAAAATAATTAATGATACGATGAGAGAAAAGAAAACAAAAGGTAGAATATTCTTACAATCAAGACAGACACCTGGTTTTGGTCGGGCAGGTAAACAAGCAGGTTCTACAGAACTTAACTTATGACTTTAAAAAATACTAGAGCTACGTTTGAAAAAGCAGTAACCGATGCTGTGTTAGACGATGATCCAACCATCTCTATGGTTTATGACAACTTAAATTTTAGTACGCCAGGAGCACAAGAAAGATATGTAGTAATGAATGTAAATTATTCACAAGCAACATTACAGCCTCAAGGAGCAGCTATAGATTACTATTCTGGAGTCATACAATGTAATATTCATGTTCCTAAAAATAATGGTACGGGAGAATTGATGGAGATAGCAGAAAAAGTTATAGATGGATTAACTTCTGTAAATGCTTCTGACTATGTAGATTCATTATCTGTAAAACCTAGAGTTCAAGACATAGTGGGTCCTAATTTATTGGATATTGAAGAAAGAAGTCATTTTGTTGGTGTAATATCTTGCCAATTCTCAGCTAATGCCTAGTATAATAAAGTAGCAATACTTATTTTATGACTAGAGCAATCGACCTTTTGAAGAATAGTTTTGGTGTCAGCCAGCTATATCAATATGATGTAAAAAAAGAGGGAAAAACTATTTTTACTGTTTATTGGCACCCACTTACCATTGCAGAAAGAGAATCAATACAAAAAAAATCAATGAATGAAGATGCAAACGAATTTGCTTTGCAGCTTATGATTGAAAAAGCATTAGATAAAGATGGCGCAAGAATTTTTCAAGATGGAGATAGAGCTTCTTTAAGAAGAGAAGTAGAGGCTTCGGTTTTACAAGAAATTCAATTAGCAATGATAGAAGCTGGTCAATCAAAGGGGGTTGAAGAGGCTAAAGCCGATTTGAAAAGCTAAGAAAGAATGGAGATTTATTTATTCTTTAGCTAAAGAGTTAGGTAAAACTGTAAGTGAATTATGTGATTCTTTGACGGTTGAAGAGATGCTGGGTTGGATCGCCTTTGCAGAACTAGAAGCTGAAGATCTTAAAAAAGATCGAGAGAAAATGCAAAGAGGTAGTGCTAGAAAAGGCAGAAGAAGGTAAGATAGAGAAAATGTTTTAATTTCTATAAAAAGTGGCTAATTATAATGTAGACATTGAAGTAGGAGTTAAAGGTGCACAACGTTTAACAAAATTTAGAAGAGAGATAAATAGAACTGCAAAAGAAGTTGATGGTTTAAATATACAAATTAGAAGAGCAGCTGGTAATAAATTTGAAAACTCTATTGATCGTCTCAATGCTAGTGTAAGCAAAACATCTAAAATACTTAACAGAGCAGCAGTTGGAACTAAACAATTCGAGAAAGCTGCACGTTTAGTTGTTAAAGCAGAGAAAGAGAGAGATATGGTTTTACAGAAAACTGAAAAAACTTTAGCTCGTATTCGTTTACAAGAAAGTGCAGAAACTTTAACTCATAGAGAAAAACTTAGACTAATTAAGTTAGTTGGTGCGGAAAAAGTAAAAGACCTAAAAGTGGTTCAAGAAACTTTAAAAACGGAACAACAGAGACAAAGAACTCTTCAAGCTTCTAGGGGTATGGGATTAGGTAAAAGACTTCAAAGTGGAATTGGTAGTGCAATTATTGGTGGAGGTTTTCCTTTACTATTTGGACAAGGGCCAGCAGCAGCAGTTGGTGGTGGTATTGGTGGTTTAGCTGGTGGATTAATGGGAGGTCAAATGGGATTTGCTCTTTCTATTGCAGGTACTACTATTGGTAGTGCTTTAGATGATTTAGCAAAAGCACTTGCTAAACCCACTGAAAATATAGAAAAATTAGTTACAAAATTAGGTTTAGTTGATACACCAACAGGAAAACTAGCATTGGAACTAGAAAAATTAGGTTTAACATCTTCTGCTGCTGCACTTCTTATAGAAGAATTTGAAAAACAATTTGGTTTGAGTCAAGGTCAAATAAAAGAAAATGCAGAAAAAATGACTCAATTTAATAATGAAATAAATCAATTAGGAACTGAAATTACATTATTGATGGCTAATTCTTTAGGGCCATTTTTGGCTGGAATAATTGATTTTGCCAGAAGATTAAATCGAGAAAAAGTAATAGAAAATTTACAAATTCAATATGCGGAACAAGTTTATGCAACGGGTGGAGACAAAAAACATATTGATAACACCATAGCGATGGTTAAAAAAGCTGCTAATAAAAAACGTAAAGATGAAAATTTAAGTTTTGGAGAATTTCAAACCGTATCAGCAAATATGTATCGAAATTTGTTAGGAATAGATACAGAAGCTTTTACCTTTAAACCTGGCAATGCTACAGCAGGTGAAGGCAGTGGAACGCCTGGATCAATGACTGATTTAGCAAAAAAAACTTTTACCCAAAGAGAGATAGAACCTTTAAAACAAGCTCAAGAGATTGAAAAAAATAGATTAACTATGAGTAGTGACAAATTAAACATAATGAAAGAACAATTTGAGTTAGATAATTTAAATGCTGAATTAGCTCTTGCTATATCAGAGAATGATAAGTTGAGCACCGATGAATTGGAAAAAAAGATAGAAAAAATAAAAGAACAAATAAATTTACAAGAAATAGTTTTAGATAACGCAGAAGCACTTGTAGATCCTTTTAGACAAATTTCTAATATTATTGCTCAAGATATGGGTGATGGTATTAGAGGTTTGATAAAAGGAACTGAAACTTTAGGTGGTCTTTTAAATAATGTAATGAATAAATTAGCAGATGCTTTTATCAACATGGCAATATTTGGTAATTTTGGAGGAACTTTTGAACGAGGTTCTGGTTTATTAGGAAGTATTTTTAAAGCAAATGGTGGTGCCGTAAAAGGTGGAGGAAGTTATGTTGTCGGAGAACGTGGGCCTGAAGTATTTTCTCCTGGTGTCTCAGGTACAATCACACCAAATCATGCCTTGGGAGGATCAACTACAGTTGTAGTAAATGTAGACGCATCTGGCACTGAAGTTCAAGGCGATGAAGAACAAGGAAGAGAACTTGGTCGTCTTATCTCGGCTGCGGTACAATCTGAATTAATACAACAAAAACGACCTGGAGGAATACTTGCGTAATGGCTACTTTCCCTTCAATAAAACCGACTTATGGAATCCGTAAAAAATCTAGACCATTAACTAGAACCATTCGTTTTGCTGATGGGTATGAGCATAGACTTTTATTTGGTTTAGCACAACATCAAAATCCTAAAGAGTTTAGTCTTACTTATGAAGTTTCAGAAACTCAAGCAGACGAAATAGAAACATTTTTAGATGCTCGTGCAAATGATAGTGATAGCTTTGATTTTGCTGAAGGTTTTTTACCCGAAGAAACTGCTTCAAACTTTAAATTTGTTTGCGAAAATTGGAATAAATCAATACCCTATAACAACAGAGCTACTATACAGGCCACTTTCAGACAAGTATTTGAACCAACAACCTAATGACAGTTAATTCAAAAATATTTAGTAGTCTACAAGACATCAACCCATCAGCAATTATTGAGTTATTTACGCTCCAGTTGTCAACATCATTGCATGGTGCAAATACAATTTATAGATTTCATGCTGGCAGTAACTTAAACGCTAACGGCAAAATAGTATGGGCTGGTAATGAATACCTTAGATTTCCTATACAAGCATCAGGTTTTGCTTTTCAAAAAGGTCAGTTGCCAAGGCCAAAAATAATAATTAGTAATGCTACAGGATTAATTTCATCTATTCTCTTGACTGTAAATGAAACAACAACTGGCAATGATTTGACGGGAGCTACAGTAACAAGAATAAGAACATTAGCCAAATTTATTGACGCGGTAAACTTTGCTGACGGAACAAATGCGACAGCAGATAATACAGCAGAATTTCCTCAAGAAATTTATTCTATAGATCGTAAAGCAACAGAGACTAGAGAAATTGTCGAATTTGAACTTGCAGCACCAACGGATCTTGCTGGAGTCCGTATTCCAGGTCGTCAAGCCACTCGATCTGTTTTTCCTTCAATTGGTACGTTTGTATAATGACTTGGAAATACAAAGCATTACTCCATGCTCAACGAGAAGATCCTAAAGAATCTTGTGGTTTGCTTTTGAATATAAAAGGTAAAGAAAGATATTTTCCTTGTCGTAATCTTTCAATGACAGATCATCAATGTTTTATTATCGACCCAGAAGATTATGTAAAAGCAGATAATACAGGAGAAATAGTTGGAGTAGTTCATAGTCATCCTATAACACCTCCAACTCCTAGTCAGGCAGATAAAATTAGTTGCGAGGACAGTAATTTACCTTGGTACATTGTTAACCCTAAAACAGAACAATGGGCTTACCTAGAACCATGTGGGTATAAACCACCTTTATTGGGTCGTCAATGGGTATGGGGTATAACTGATTGTTGGAGTTTAGTTAGAGATTGGTATAGAGAAGAACGAAATATTGAACTTAGAGATTGGAAAAGACCTACTACACTGGAAGAATTTAATAATAAACCTCTATTTGAGGACTGTGCTTGGCAAACTAATTTTAGAGAACTAAGACCTGATGAAAAACTAGAAGATGGGGATGTGTTACTTATGAGCATTTTACACCCAACTTTAAATCATGTGGCATTATTTTTTGAAGGAGATGTTATTCATCATTTAACCGATAGACTATCTTGTAGAGAGCCTTACTCTGAATGGCTGTTAAAATGTACAGGAAAGAGGTATCGTTATGCTTCGTAAAGTAAAATTGTATGGAGAGTTAGCAAAGTTTGTTGGACATAAAGAGTTCGAGGTAAAAGCAGATACAGTGGGAAAAGCTGTTAGTTTTTTAATTCATAACTTTCCAGGCATAGAGTCTTTTATGAGTCCTAAATATTATCAAGTAAAAGTTGGTGATTATGATATTGATAAGGAAGAAATACATCACCCTGTAGGGAAACAAGACATACATTTTATTCCTGTAATCAGTGGTGCTGGAAGAGGTGTAGGAAAATTCGTACTAGGAGCAGTTCTTATAGGTATTGCGATAGCAGCACCAGGAGCAGGATTTGCTTTAGGTAAAGGGGGGTTTGGTTTTATAGCCACAGGAGGAGCAGCAGCTAGTCCGCTTATGGCTGCTATTGGTAATATCGGAGTAGGTCTAATGCTTACTGGAGTATCTGAAATGTTATTTCCTTTACCGCAACCTCAAAAATTTAGCTCTGAAGAAGATCCACAATTGTCATTTAATTTTGGTGGAGTTCAAAATACGTCAAGAGCAGGAACACCCGTGCCAATAGTTTACGGAGAAATCTTTACTGGAAGTGTTGTAATAAGTGCAGCAGTTGACACAAATCAGGTAGAAGCATGACAGACGAAACTAAACTCATTAAAGGTGCTGGTGGAGGTCCACCGCCACCCCCACCGCCTCCATATCGTGCTCCTGATACTTTACATAGTAGAAGTTTTGCTACAGTTCAAGATTTAATATCTGAAGGTGAAATAGAAGGATTTGCTACTGCATCAAAAGCAGGGCTTACAAAAGGTACGACTGCTTATGAAAATGCAAGCTTAAAAGATGTTCTTCTTAATGACACACCGATACTTGATGCTAATGCCTCTAACAGTAGTCCTACTGATAGCGAATTTAATTTTAAAGACGTAACCTTTAAATCTAAGTTTGGAACGTCAAACCAAACAGCAATGAGTGGTATTCCTGCTGAAAGCAGATCACCTACTGCTGTTGGAGTTATTGTAACCACTTCGGCTTCAGTAACCAGACAAATTACAAACACAGATGTAGATGCTGTTATTGTCACTTTAACTTGGCCACAAATTCAAGTAGCAGAAGATGATGGAGACATAAGAGGAGATACAGTAGAGTACAAAATTCAAATTCAACATGATTCTGGTGGTTATGTAGATAAAGTAACTTCTTCTGTTAGTGGTAGAACTGCTGATGCGTACCAAAGAGATCATAGAATAGAGCTAACAAGTGGTTTCACAACAGTAGACATAAGAGTTGTTCGTGTTACAGCAGATAGTACAAGTTCCTCAAGAGTAAATGCTTTTCAGTTTACAAGTTATCAAGAAGTCATAGATAATAGTTCAACTTATGAAAACAGTGCTTACACTGCTCTTCGTTTAGATAGTAAACAATTCAATCGTATTCCTACAAGAAAATATCGTATCAGAGGTGTAAAAGTCAGAATACCAGGAGCAGGAGCATCAAGTTCTGGTACTCCAACGGTAGATAATGCAACTGGAAGAATTGTTTACCCAAGTGGTTATGTTTTTAATGGAGTCATGGGTGCTGCTGTTTATACAAATTGTCCTGCTATGTGTTTACTTGACCTTCTTACTAATACTCGTTATGGGTTAGGTAATCATATAGTAGACAGTAATATAGATTTATTTAGTTTTGTTGCTGCCAGTAAATATGCAAATGAAGAAGTAGATGACGGAACAGGATCAGGTGCAAAAGAGGCTAGATTTAGTTGCAATGTAAACATTCAAAGTCCAAAAGAGGCTTTTGCTGCAATAAATGATTTAGCTGGTGTTATGAGATGTATGCCTATTTGGTCTGCTGGAGGTATAACTTTGGCACAGGATAAAGAAACATCAGCCAGTTACTTATTTAATTTAGCCAATGTTGGAGAGGGAGGTTTTTCTTACTCAGGAAGTAGTTTAAAAACTAGACATAGCGTTATATCTGTCAGCTACTTTAATATGGACTCAAAAGAAGTAGATTTTGAAGTAGTAGAAGATTCAACGGCAATAGCAAAATTTGGAACTATTGTAAAACAGGTAAAAGCGTATGCGTGTACTTCTCGTAATCAAGCTGCAAGATTAGGCCGTGCGATACTTTTTGCCGAACAAAATGAATCTGAAACAATAACTTTTACAACTTCAATAGATTCTGGAGTTGTGGTTAGACCTGGTTCTGTTATCGAAGTTAATGATCCAGTAAGAGCAGGAGCCAGAAGAGGTGGTCGTGTTGTATCTGCAACAACCACAACAATTACGATTGATGCCCTTGCACAAACAGGTTTACCAGCATTAAATGATAATCCAACTATAAGTGTAATTCTTTCTGATGGAACGGTGGAGTCAAGGACTATAACTGATATTACAGGAGCAGTAATAACAGTAGGTTC